CTAATCCTGTATAACTAATTCCTGCCATTATGCTTGCTGAGTAACTGGTCCTGCTGTTACTGTCATTCCTCCTGCTTTTTCTGTCACTGTTGCATTTGATCCAGCACCAAATACATAAGTGTTTGTTGTTACACTACTTATACTAAATCCTGAAGCATTTTCAAAGACTGTAAATGCTAAACCACCAGGAGTTCCCTCAACATTTCTAAATCTAACGGTATCACCATTAGATCTACCATGATTGGGTTCTGTTACTGTCACGTTTGCAGATCCTGAAGTAAAACTAAATGGATTACCTGGTAATAAATTAGGTGTGGCTGGTTCTGTTCGATCAGGTCTAGCTCTGTTTAAACCTTGAGGATCAGCTGATTTTGCTCGTGGTTGAAGCTGTGGTTGCTTTTCTTCATACTCAGATATATGCACAAAAGATCCATTCCACTCTTTAACCATTTCTGTATATGGAAATTCTAATCCAGATCTATCTGATATTGCTTTTGCGTATTTACCTGATGCAAATCTACCCATTAGCCTATCTCCGGAAAGTATGTTTTAGGTGTAATATGTGTGCTTGTAGATGAACCATCTTCAGTTAAAGCCCTATTTAATTCATCTTCATAATAAAGTTTCATTTCTTGTGTTCTTTGTGGAGCATATTTTTGTGCTAAATAAAAAGCTAAACCTGATACCATGCAAGGAACAAAACGATATGGAACGTCAGTTGCATTTGTATAATCACCTACATCTTGTATTCTTTTTACAAAATAAAAATTTAATTTATTTCCAGCTTCTGAACTACCTGGTGTTAAATACAAAGTGATTGTAATTTTATCTATAAATCTTTGTAC